AATCTGTACCGGAGTGGTGTCAACGCGCTCACGACGGATGGTGACTTCAACATCGGCGGCAACCTGGCCGCCGCCAACATCACCACCACGAACATGGCGACGTACACGCCGACGTGGACGACGACCACGGGCGCTCACACGCCCAGCCTGGGCAATGCCACCGTCAGCGGCACGTTCTCCAAGGTGGGCCGGATGACGTACTTCCAGCTCACCATCCGGTTCGGGTCCACGACGAACTTCGGTTCCAGTGTCACCACCGGTGACAACTGGGCGTTCGGCCTGCCGGTGCAGGCTGCGCGGTCCAGCGATGTGATCGGCTGGTTCGCGTGTCGTCCCGCGTCGTCCAACAGCTCTATGGGCCACCTGTCCGTGGACACGGACACGACTCGCATGGTGCTGAACCTGAACACCGGCCAGCCCAACGCGGCCGGTGTGACGAACGCCGGTGTGGTGGACTCGCTGACCCCGTTCACGTGGGCCGCGAATGACATCCTGGTCATGTCCGGTTTCTACGAGGCAGTCAGCTAAGGGGATTTGATGGCCAGTTACCCGAGCCTGCACATGGCCGCGAGCACTCCGATCGAGAGCCAGATCGAGTTGACGCTGGAGTTCCACGACGAGGGCGGAGCGATCAACATCTCCGCTGTCGCGGACGCTCTCGCCAGCGTGATCCTGAACGCCTACCCGGGCGCTACGGTCAACTCTCGGCAGTACAGCACTCTGAGCACCAGCAACGTCTGAAAGGGGTGTAGCCAGTGGACATCGTTTCTAGGCTGCCATTCGGCCTGGGCCGGTCGGTGGCCACTGGCGCCACCACCCAGTCGGGGACCGTCGCCTACGACGTGGCGATCGGTGGCCAGCTCTTCATGTCGGCGTACTCGGACGAGCGTCCCTACGTGCGGGGCCTGGCCCCGATCCGTAAGGAGCAGTTCGACAACAACCGGGAGCCTGGCGAGCAGTCCCTCGCGAACTGGTGGCTTCGGTCGCAGTCCACCTTCATCGGTGGCGAGGGTCTGCTGTATCAGGACCCGGACCAGGTGGCGGTGGCCAACCTCCAGAACCGGCACACGATCATGTTCGGCCACAGTGTGGGCCTGAACCCGTGGGTGAACGGGAAGCTGACGCTGCTGCGTCAGGTGTCCCAGCGCGTCGCGGACGCGTCCGGCCAGAACCATTACGTGGTGGGCTGGAAGAACGGCGGGGTGGACTCGTTCTACTCCGCCTTCGGCACGAACCTGAAGTCGGACGACGGGGCCACGACAACGACGATCACGTACGGCGGCGTGAACAACATCGTGTCCCTGGCCTCGGATGGCACGAAGTACTACGCGGCCGACTCGGTCGGCATCTGGTCAGGCACCGGCACCGGTGCGGGCTCGAAGCTGTGGAACACGGGCTCCGCCAACGTGGTGGTGGGCTGGGCCAAGGGCCGCCTGATGGCGGGCATCGACAACAAGGTCTACGAGCTGGTGGGCGGCGCTCCGCCCACTCTGCCGACTCCGAAGTTCACGCACCTCAACCCCAGCTTCGTCTTCACGGCGGTCACGGAGGGCGTGGGCGCCATCTTCATGTCCGGCTACGCCGGGAACCAGAGCGCCATCTACAAGTTCACCCTGGACACGTCGGGCAACGTGCCGACGCTGGCCTCCGGTGGTGTGCAGGCGTGTCAGCTCCCCATGGGGGAGATCGTGCTGTCGATGAACTGCTACCTGGGCAGCTTCATCGGCATCGGCACGAACCGGGGTTTCCGGGTGGGGCAGGTGGACGACCAGACCGGGGACATCGTGTACGGTCCGCTGATCTTCACGTGCCCGTCCACGGTCACGACGGGCGTGACCTCGATCGCTGCCTACGACCGGTTCTTCTTCGTCGGCATGACGAGCGGTATCGACGGCTTCGGTGGCCTGTACCGGGTGGATCTGTCGCAGCCGATCTACGACAATGGGGTGTCGTCTTCGCTGAAGTTCGCGTACGCGACGGACCTGCAAACGCACCTGTCGGGTGCGATCACCGGGGTGACGAACTTCGGCACGTCGGACCGGATGGTGATCGGTCAGGTGGGCCAGGGGGCGTACCTGGAGTCTGCCACGCTGCTGGAGCCGACCGGCTACTTCCAGACAGGTCGGATCAGGTACTCCACCCTGGAGTCGAAGATCTTCAAGTTCCTGACGGTGAAGCTGGCCAACCCCTACTTCGGGACGCTGGCCGCGTCCGTGATCGACCCGACCGGCACGCAGACCTCCGTGTACTCGGTGTCCGAGGGGTCGGGCCAGTGGATCAACGACATCGGCCTGGCCGCACCGTCCACGGCGGTGGAGTGGCTTCAGGTCCGCCTGGACTTCACCCGGTCCTCGGTCAACACGGCCCTGGGTCCGGAGATCAACGGCTGGCAGCTCAAGGCGGTGCCGGGTGCGATCCGGCAGCGCGTCTTCACGGTGCCGCTGATGTGCTTTGACCGCGAGGCGGACAACAACGGGCAGTGGGACGGGTACGAGGGGCGAACCCTGGATCGGCTGGAAGCCTTCGAGCAGATCGCTCAGAAGGGTGACGCGGTGGTCTTCCAGGACATGAACCTGCAACGCTCGTGGACCGTGATTATTGACGACTACGAGTTCAAGCAGTCGGCGCAGCCCGCCTACAACTCCAACGGCTACGGTGGCTACCTGACGGTGCAGATGCGCACCATCGCTGACGTAGTCAGCTAGGAGAGGGAACCCCATGCCTGAGAAGCCCCGTCATGAGCTGTGGAACGAGGACGGCACGCCGAAGCGTCCCGTCCCTCCGGACACTGACCAGGCGTTTCGTTCGATCGTTCAGAGTGAGTCCGAGCAAGAGGCGTACATGTCGTACGTCCGGGCGAAGCAGGAGTACAAGCGGAACACGCCCGCGACGATAGGGGACGTGGTCCACTTCTGGGATGGCGAGCGCTGCCGCGCCGGTCTGGTGGCTGAGATCGAGTCCTACACCCACGCCTGCACGATCCACGTCTTCATCCCGAACGCCGCGTGTCAGTGGTGGCACGTGGATCACTCGGAGGAGAAGGCGGTCAACACCTGGCACTGGGCGGAGGAAGCGTGAGCTGGATATGCGGCGCCTGCCGCTGGCAGAACTTCACGGTGAGTGCACCGTGTGTCAACTGCGGTTCGGGGAAGGTGGACTCCAGGACACCGGAGTGGTTTCCCCGGGACATCATGATCCCGTGCAGTGACCGCGAGAAAGAGGCTGTGCGGGTCGTACAGCGGGCTCTGCGCCTGAACCCGACCGGTGACATGGACGAGGCGACGAAAGCCTCTCTGCGGGGCACACAGCGCCTTTACGGGCTCCCCGTTTCGGGCATCCTCGATGCAGCGACCGCGATCGTCATCGACAAGCTGCGACCGTGGGTCATCGAGGATGAGGAGACAAGGTGTCGTCCGTACTGAGCAAGAACGTTCTGGAGCGCGCGGCGTGGACCGGGCTCCAGGCGCTGATCGCGTTGGCGGTCGTCTACCTGGGCGGCATATCCGCCTGGTGGGCGGCACCCATCGCGCTGGGACTGTCCGCCATCAAGACGAACATCGTGGACAGGATGGCGGCCCCGAAGGCCGCTGATCTGCCCCCTGTGACTACGGAGGCTGGACCGTGAACCGTCCTGATCTGGAGTTTGTCCTGATCGTCGGGATCTTCGTTATGGTCCTGCTTCAGGTACTGGGTGTACTACCCAGGTAAGTGAAGGGGGGGCCTATGTCTCCGGGTATGACGGACCTGCCAGAGGGCGCCGTGATCATAACGACGGCAGATATCTACCGGCAGCTCATAGACCTGACGAAAGAGGTCGGTGAGCTGAAGGGAGCCGTCCAGAAGGCGACCGAGATATCCCGGTCAGTCGAGGATCATGAAGCCCGTCTGCGGTCCCTGGAGCGGGGCCGGTGGCCCCTCCCATCACTCGCTGCTCTGATCTCGGTGGCCAGCCTGGTGGCTGCGCTGATGGCTCTGATCAACGGGAAGTGAACACGAAACCCCAGGCCCGAGCTGACCTGGGGTTTCTGTGTGTCCGGAGGAGAGGAATGACCACCGGTGCTGTCAGTCTGCCACGGATTGGGCAGCTCATGCCTCCAGCACCGAGATCGATGCCTGGAATATCCGGGTGATCGTGGTGCTGTGCTTCTTCACCGTGACCGTGTCCCGGTAGTCCACGCACACGTCCTGGGCCACGTCCGCTGCCTCCTCCTCGGACATGAAGTGGTTCTCTCCCTGGGGTATCACCAGAGCGTGGCCATCTGCGTTGCAGATCTCGTACCACTCAACGGTGAACCCCTTCATGTCTACCCCGGTCAACCTCTGGCCTCCGGATTCAGGTAGGGATCGATGATGTTGGCGGCCTTCTCCAGGCCGCCCATGTACCAGACGACCCCCGGGCCGGTCCGTATACCGGCCGGGGGCTTGCCTTCCCTGATGTATTCCCGGATCAGCTCGGCGTGACCGTGCACGTAGTCATCGAGCATCCGGGTTACGTAGACCCGGGTGTTCTCGATGAAGGTGCCGGTGACCGGGTCAAAGGGCTGGATCTCCTGATCGCAGTTCGCCTGGAGGAAGTCCAGGATCTTGTCGAACTGCGTGGTGATGTCCTCACTCGCGCTCATCATCACCCTCACGGGTGACCTCGGGGTCGATCATGTTGGCGGCCGTGTGCATCCCCTCCGCCTTCATCAGCTCGGAGATCTCGTAGTTGCCGCCTATGGCCACCTCGCGCTCACGCGCGACCTCGCGGACCTGCTCCGCCAGTTCATGGGCGTGCTGACGCAAGACTTCCCTGGCCGCGTGCTCCGCCTGCTCAGGCGTGTGCGTGGTGGACAGGAGACCAATCAGAATGGCCTCCACGTTCACGCTCACCAGGTCTGCTCTTCCGGAGGCACCATCTCCCACGCCTTCTGAAGGTGCTCAGGCACCGTCGTGGTCGGCATGGAGGAGAAGTCGACGCCGCCCTGCGGGGGCGCGCCCCCAGCGGGGGCGTCACTCAGAGCTGACGGGGGACCCATCAGGATCTTCCCCGGCTCCGCTGGCGGGACGGGCTGGGGAACAGAAGGGGCATTTACAGTCGGAGTAATCGCCGGGGTCGTCGGGACTATCCCCAGCTCCGTCTCCAGCTCGTTGATCCGCTTCTCCCGGTCCATGCTCACTCCCGTGATCGTCCTGACCACGTTCGTCAGGATCTCCGTGATCTCCTCGTCCGTCATGTCTGGACGGATCTTCCAGAACGCCCCCATCGTCGGGGACTCCCAGGTCAAGGTCGTCGTTCCCTTGACCGTCTTCCACGTCAGTGCCACTGGTCTCTCCTCCGAGAAGGGGGCGGGCAGAAATGATGCCCGCCACCTCTGTGTCCTCACTCAGGATCAACAGTCCTCCGCCCGAGACGGTGAAGGCAAACCCTGGGGGGACAAACGCCTCGAAGAGCTGACCGTCAGCGGTCTGGAAGACCACTGCCCACGGTCGCTCGCTCATTTCTTGGGGGGCCTCCGCTTCGGGGACAACGAGATGATGATGAAGGCGATGATGGCCACCAGGCCCAGCCCTCCGCCACCCTTCTCGGTGGCGCTGGCCATCAACCAGCCTGCTGTGCCATCCACTTCTTCCACTCCTCCCCGCCCTCGCAGGCGGTGCACCAGGGGCGCTGCGCGCCCCAGAGCACAGCCTGTGCCCGCACTTCCTTCTGGATCTGCTTGTAGGTCTTCGGCTGGCCGGTGACCTTGTCCCGGTTGAACGGGGACACCGTCTGCACGAAGGTCTTCTGCCTGCGCACGAAGCGCTTGCCGCAGCCCTGGCAGTCCCCGTACTGGTGGCCCGTCCAGGTGACTTTGTCGAACTTGTAGGTGGTCTCGATCCTCACGCGATCCTCCAGCACCGGCAGGGATGCGGCTCCCCGCAGTTAGGGCAGTTCTCCCGTCTCATCTTTCCTCTCCTCTGGCTCCCCCGGACGGCGCGGATTGCGCCCGTCCTTGTCGGGGTCACCGAACACACTCTTGGCGAACTTGACCAGGTCTTCCAACGCCTGTTCCTGCGCTTTGCGCTGCCTCTCCTGCGCCTTGAGTTCCTTGGTGACCTGGCGCCGTGCGCGCCAGTCCAGGTACTCGGAGGCGATGGTCTTCAGCACACGAAGAGCGACCGACGCTCCAATGAGAGCGCCGGTCACGAACAGACCCCAGTCGACGGGTCCCCATTTATCCATGGGGTCTACGGTGCCAGCCACCCGGCCGGTCCCGCAGGCGTACCTATGGCTATGTAGCAGCCGTCGCAGGCAAAGTGACTGGTCGTCGGGTTGTACGTGGCCTCTTCGGAGAGGCAGTACGCCAGGCCAGTCTCGTAGTGATCTCCGGGGTGACCGTAGAAACCCTCGAAGGTTTCCTCCGGACCCCGTCCGCAGCGGCGGCGGCACCCGCGGTGCAGGCGGGCGCCGAGGAGATCCTGCTGCAGCCTATCAAGGAGATCTCCGGCACCGTCAAGCTGCCGGGGTCCAAGTCGCTCTCCAACCGGATCCTCCTGCTCGCCGCCCTGTCCGAGGTGAGCGGGGCCGCCCCCTCCCTTTCCTTACCTTCCTGGCCAACTGGAATTTGGGTGTGGCCGTGTGGGGATACAGATTTTGCAGGGGGTTTGCTGGTGCCCTGTTTGTCTGCTATATGCTGACATGTTTTGCTTCTCGAATATAACGAATTCTCGGTGTAGTCGATCTCGCGATCAGATGCACTACATGCCTAGCTCCCTGCTTTGTCTCGGTAGTTTGTATTTGGCTTAAGATGGTCAATGAATACAGTAAAAAAGAAGAAGTGTAAATAAACACTAAAAAAAAAGTGGCTGATACCCTATCGGCC